TGGTGGCATCATATCAGGCTTCATTTCGCCTGCATCTGGTGCTCCGCCGTCACGCATAATTTGTACTAGACGTGCAACATCATCTGCTGTTTCGCCTGACATGTTAATGCTCATTGAAGCCGCTTCATTAATTTGCTTAACTTCTTTTGGTGTTGGATCCATAGAATCTAAAGTGTTCTCTAGGTCCGTTAATTTTTGTAATAAATCTTTCATATTAGCCTCCTACAACTGCTTTAGTGTTTTCTGATGAATCAATGTCAGCACTTTCGCCTTTTGGCGCGGCTTCCATTGGATCTGTATTACGTTCTTTACGTGCTACTTCTAACTCTTTAAGTAAGTTCATTACTCTGTTACCAGCAACATGATCTTGTGCTTTCGGATCTGCTTGTTCCATTTCTAAGGTATCAAGTTTTGATTCGTAAGGTTCGCCACTTTTTGGTGCTTGATATTCTTCTCTTGGATCATTAGCATTTCTTACAATTAAATGACTCTGTAAACAATGGCAACATTTTGCAATGTACTCTTGTAATACTTGTGGTGTAGTTGGATATCCAACTTCTGCTTCAAAGTATGTTACTTCCATGTTTTGTAATTGTGGAAAATCTAGTGGTCTTTCTTGTATTGGCGTCTTTTTACCATTTGACATTGATATAACATCAAACTTTTTAAGGCAAGTTTCAAGTGCTTCTTCAAACCCTTCTTCTCTTTCGCCGGCCACCCCAATTTTGAATTCATAAGTCTTTTTTGACTCTGTTAATATTTGTGTAAATGTTTTCATGACGGTTATCCTCTACTACTATTTATCTTTATCCATATCTTTTAATCTTGCTAATAGGCTGTTTCTATCGGTAACAATAGCACCGTGACCGTTAACTATACCAGCATCTTCAATGGGTGAATCTTTATCTTGCTTCTCTTTTTTCAGTTGTAAGTCTATCATTTTAAGTTTTTTGTCCATTTTTGCAACTTTTGCATCCAATGACGTTTTAAGCATTGATCCTGCTACTTCAAATACTCTACCGCTATATCTACTTTCCACGTTCATACCAAGATCCATTAGATCTTCATAACTTTGTAGTGCTTTGTCTGCAATTTCATTTAATTCACTATCTGCTTTTTCGCCTAATCCTTTTACACTAGGCAACGCACTAGCAATCTTATCAAACTCTGCTATATCACGCATAGTCTCTTTTTGCTCAGCAACTTCATATTTCTTTTGTTGCTTTTCTTGCTTAGATGCCTCATCGATTATTTTTTTCGAATCTGGTAAATCTAATAAATCTTGTAGTTTCTTTGTCATTATATACTCACATTAACTGCTACTATTATTTAGCAGAGTTAGGGTCTTGCTCCCATTTTTCTTTAGTGATGTGTATATACCATGCTCTAAATGGTTTACCAAACCCTTCGCCTGCTGGATTATACAAGTAAGGATGTAAGTACTGAGGATATCCTTTACCACTTCCTGCATTATTTGTTTTGATAAACACTTTATCTACATATTGAAATACGTCATCAAAGAAAAATTTCCAATCAAATAGTTCTCCTGGTTGTAAACACTCTCTATCAAAACATGTTCTACTAGCAATAAACAAATCATATTTGCCTGGAAAGTCCATATGCTTACCGTTGTCAATCCACAAGTGATGTCTTTTTAAATTTATTATATCACAGCATTGTTTGTATATTGGTCCTGTTTGTTCTTCATCAACATCAGTTGCTTCAACATGTATACCTTTTTGCATAAGCAAATATGGCAACATTCCTACACCAGTACCTACATCAACTGCTGTCTTTACATCCTTGAGCATACCAAACTCTTCTGCTTTTTTAACCATGTATTCTTTTTCGGGATAGTGTATGTCCCATTGTCTAATATATTTTGCACCCCTTGCTTTTTTAGGATGACGGGTTGCTATATCAAACATTTTTGATTTGTATTCTGCTAAATTCATTATCTTCTCTTTCCGCTATGAAAAATATCTTTTTCAGTAACTATTCTAAAAAACATACCTTGTTGTTTACACCATGCTCTAGCGGCTTCCCATTTTGCTTGGTTTACAATCCAAGCCGCTTGATTATGTTTACTACGTCCTAGTTTTTCTTTTAGAGTTTGATTCTCAGGTTTAACTTCTACTATCTCAACTTTTCTACTTCCGCCTTTATTTGCATATGCAATAAAAAAGTCAGGCACATATATTGTATGTTTTCCAGTTAAAGGATTTCTATAAGGAATTTTTACTGCTTCACTAGCCCATGCTTGTATATAAGCATGTTCGTCACACATTTTCATAAAAGCAAATTCCCAACTACTTCTATAAGTAGGAGTTCTATTACCTATATACTTGTCTGGATTCTTTAGATTATATTTTCCCTGAGCAAAGCGTCCCATGGATCTATACCACTATATTACGTGATTCTTGTTTTGTAACAATGTCGGTTATTTTAAATCCTATTACACTAACTTTAGATCTATTATAGTTTACAATTTCTCCAACCAAACTACTAATTTGTACATCGGTTAATCCTTTTAGTGTATCAAGCAATGTAAACACATTAACATTATCAATTTTTGCTTGTTGTAAAAGTACTGTTGCAACACCTGTTGCTGATGTTTCTTCAAAACCTCTTTTAAGAAAAAATCCTACAACTGAATCAACTTGTGTAGCATTATACGATATTGGATCTACAAAATATTTGTTAAAAAACTCTTTCATTTCTGCTGAACTATCAACTGGTTCTATTTTAACTGTACTACTCATCTTGGTCCATTTCTTTGTGATTGTAATGTAGTTCCGGCAGTAGAATTGCCTGATGCCTGGTTTACTCTTTGTCCATATATTAATGCACCAGTATCAACTGCTCCGCCATTTGTATTTGTTATCGATGTATTACCACCATTGCCTGATGATTTAGGAATACTAATATTACTAAGTCCACCTACATTTTCTCTTCCTATATTTGTAATTGTACTTTTTAAAATATTAAACCCTTCTTCACGTAAGCCTTCTTTTGATAATGATTTTGCATTTTTAAATGTGTTAAATGCAGTTAATGCTGTACCAAGATTAAATTGGCCGCCTGCAATATCACCAAGTACACTACTAATACCACCAAGTACTCCACCACCACCGAATAAACTACTAGTGCCTCCGCCAGCAAGACCTAATGGACTAGGTGTTTTATCATAGTGTGTTGTAGCAAATCCTTTTGGACTGTTTTCGCCTGTTGCACCTCTACTATAATATACTGCTTCATATGCAATGCTTATTTGATTTTGAGAAGGTGTAGCATTATCCATGCTATCCATTTGATCATGTGTTAGACCTGTAATCATAGGATTAACTAATGTATACCCTAGATATTCGTGTCTAGCCATTTGGTAAATTGTAATTTTATTAAAGAAAGGTGTTTTATGATCATTGTCTAAACCATATCTATAATTTTGTGAAATTGGATCTGTATATGTGTTACGAGGATTATAAGGAGGATTAATACCATCATCGTTATAATTTCCATCTCTAAAATAATATCTATAATATGCTTCCATCAATGTTGTAGTTAATCCCATATTATCATCATGGAATGTAATGTTCACTGGATCATATTCAATACTAGTTTGTAAATTCTTTTTACGATTATACATATTTTTAGTTGAAGTTTGAATACTAAACTTAGGTAAATCTGCTGACTTAACAAGCATATTGATTTCTTGTTTATGTCTTTGATCTAACTGGGGTATAACTTTTTGTGCTTCAGGACTTAATTCAAAGACACAATGATAAAGGAATTTAGTCTTGGGAGCAAGACGCATGCCATCGTCTGTAAATAGTCTTGCGGCATGTTGATAATCTTTTAAATTACCACCAGGATTTGTTGCACCCTGTAAAACATTATTTAAGAATCCGTTAAGTATGTTGGCCATGTAAATATTTATCCTTAAAAGAAAAGTGCGTATAAAATAAAAAAGGGTGACCTAAGCCACCCTCTTTTTCAATACTATGGCAATATTACGGCTTTACTATATTCCGCCGCCGCCTGTTACTAGACTGTTAATAGTTCTACCTACTGCTGTTCCAATTCCTTCACCAACTGGTGTTTGGATAGCATTGTCGTAACGCATTGCTAATGAAATAGTTACTGGTTCATTTGAACTATATGCTAGTGTGTTATAGTTTGCATTTTGGATAAAGCAACCGTATAACTCGAATGTTTCTAGTACATTTGGTGTGTTTGCACCATTACCACCATCTAAGATTTCAATACGTGTTGTGTATTTGTAATCAATACCTGATGCCGCACTTGACTGTTCGAAAAAGTCAAATTGTTTCTGAAGTTGTTCGCCAACTAGTTTTTGTACACTGTTGTTAACGTCTTCTCTTAAGTTTAATGTAATTGGTTCCCAAGTAGGTCTTCCTGCTAGGTATGCTCTACTGTTGTAAACTGGAATTTCTAATTCCTCAAAGTTTACTGTAGGGCGTGTTACATCAATTACCTGTTTTGTTAGTTCTGTTGTTGGTGTGCTTACACCAAAGTTCTCAAGTGTCACTCTAAAACGATACTGTAGTTTTGGCATCAACAAACCTTGTGTTGATGAACTCGCGTCGCTCGCTAGTGGTACTGTAATTTTTGAGAGTGTTGAAATTGCCATATCTGTTTGCTCCTGTTACAAGTATTTATCATTAACGAGCCCCATATTTCAGGGGCTCATTTTATGAATTATAATCCTGCAATTTCCCCTGTATTCTTAAGGCGTAATGGAATGTAAATAAATTCTACTGCCTTAACTGGTTCAATTGCAATGTCTAAGTATAGTTCGTTTCTATCAATTCTACTAGGAGTATTGTTAGATTCATCACATACTACAATGTAGTCATATAGTGCTCTACTACCAACTAACTCAAGCATTAAACTTTCTGCCGCATTTTTGATCTCATCACGTGTGATTTTATCATTTGGCTCAAAGATATAAGGCTTAGCAAGTTTATTAAGTTGGCTACGCATGTATATAACAAGTCTTGCTACGTTTACTCTATCTAATGCACTTGCATTTTTTGCTCTAGTTTTCTGACCAAAACAAACAAGTCCTGCACCTGTAATAAACGTAATTGGATTTACACTAATACCAAACAACGTATCACGTTGTCCTTCGTTTAGTGCAATTGAAGTAAATTCGCCTTCACTATCAATATACCCTGTTGCTGTTGCGTTAGTAATTCCACCACGTCTTGTNCCTGCTGGAGCAAACCATGGAAACGA